GTTGATGAGTTCGCGGTTGCGTCCTGGTTGCCGTGTTCCTGCCATCGTTGCGGCCCTTCGGTGGGGTTGTTTGCAGAGCCGCCGTTTCGATTGGCGGCGTAATTGGTTCGGCTGAGCCGGCCGCGATATAGCGGGCAGCTAGGTCGTTTGGTAAGTCGATTTCGTCGCCGGAATGATGTTCAACACCATTCCAGATCAATGTCGTGCTAAGCAAAATTCTCATTAGGCTTGCAACAGAACCTTGAATGCGGCCGTGTTCAGGCAGCGGCCGTCAATTCGCTTGAAAGCCACGAAGCAATCCTGGTCAACGTCTCGATAGCGCTCGGTCAGGTGGTACATTCGCGTGCCACCAGCATCACGCACGAGATACTTCTCGAACGCACCAAAGAGAACATGCTTTGTCGCCGTGACCGGCACGCCGCTTGTCAACCCGGTCATTTGCTGATTGACGATTACCGGGTAGCCGTAGATTCGGTCGGGGACTCCGGCTTGCATTCCAGGCTGCCAGAGGTATTGGCCATTCGCGTCCTTGAACTTGCGGACGTAAGCAACAACATCGTCCTTCATCATGAAGCCGGTACTGGGCAGCGCCCGGTAGCTGGGGTCGAGCGAGTGAACCAAGTCAATCAACTCGTCACCAGTGAAGGCCGTCGCGGCTGCGGAGGTCTTGCCAGTGCCGGCTTGCGTAATCAAGCCTTGTGGCTGGCTGCCGCTGCCGGTCGTGAAGTAAACATTTTCACCGCGCCCAAAGCGGACGCCCATCAACTCGGCCAACTCAGAGGCGAGATTGAAAGCCGAATCTTGCAGGATTTCAGCCGACACGAAAACCGGCTTGCTCGACAGCTTGTAGGCAACCATCGTGATAGCCGAGAACGTCGGATCAACAGACGTGCCAATCGTGGTGGCTTCCGCCAGAATCGCGGCTACGTTGCCGGTGTCATCGACAACTGGCCACGGGAGGCTATTGCCAGTTGCGGTTTGCACAACCTTGGCAACTTGCCGAACGCTGCCATAGGCCAGCGTTTTCTTCTCCAGCATGTTCATGAAACCTTCAGGGATGGTTTCAAGGCCAGCCCCAGATGTTGCAACGTCCAAGCCAACGCGAACTTCGCGCTGAGTCTGCCGGCCGCCAGCGGACCACGTAGGCTCGCCGTATTGCCGCCGCGCGGTTCCAATCGGAAGGTCGCAGTTGTCGCTGCCGCCGATGGCACGGTGAAGGCTTCCGTCAGGACCAAGCAAAATCTCTTTGGTGCTAGACGGGTTGAAATTGAAATCTCGGCAAGTCTCTTGATGCTCCTTGCGGAGTTCCATGCCGGCCTGAGCCAATGCCCACCCCTGAAACGCAGTAGCGCGCCGTTCCAACTCACGGGAAACAGCGCGTTCCGGGTCAAGCTCTCGCCGTTTGTCGCCGTCGAATCCGCCGCCCTTGTCGCCGTTCACTTCCTTCTGTCGGTCCTCAATCTCTTTGAGGCGAGCCTGTACCGCCGCAGCGCCCTTCAATTCCTCGTTGCGTGCGGTAAGAGCCGCCGCCGTGTCGTCGTATTCCTTGTTGACGGCATCCCATTGAGTGCGGTCTTCGGCCGTCCACTTGTCCTGGCGATTGCCGAGTTCCTTGATAGCAATCGAGGCGGCGTTCTTCTTCTCTTGCAGTTCCTTGAGCTTCGCGTCCATTCTGCGTCTCCGGGTTTAGCCGGAAGGCGCAACAAAAAAGTCAGTAGTCTTCCGGCACGGTTAGGTGCTGAAAGGCTGCTGACTTCACGCCGCTCTTGCCCATTAAGTTTTTCGGTCAGTTAGAAATCTATGCTACATGCAATTCGTTGTCAAGTGAAAGTTGATTGAAGATAAAAATCCCTTGCGTTGCCTTGACGGGCCATAACTAGCCCTGCCGAGACCGGACCTGCCACGCGGCGGCGAGCCACGACACGCACGGCCAATCCTTGCTTGGCCGCAGTTACCCTCCAAACAAAGCCAACGTATCACCAATAGCGAGCTTATCGGATGCAGTCTTTACTGCACCGCGCAACCGTTCAAGAGACTTCGACCGCCCGAACAACTCGACAGCACCCATCACGGATGCCGCTACGCCGTGTTCAATCTTCTGATCGTTGCCGAGTTTGTCGTACTGCACCTTCTCAAGACGCTGGCGGCTGCGTCGCGACATTCGCTTGAGCCGATTGAGCATGTGCGACGGTTCGGCCGCTTGTTCCTCGACGGTTTCAAGCTTCACGCCAACGCCTTCGACAATCCCCAGTAAGCGGCCGGTTTCACGTTCACAGATTCGGCGTGCCGAGCTAAGCCGAGACCGGCCCTTGCAACTGTTCTGCACGTCATGTCCGGCGATCTTAGATAGTTCTGCGTAGCCAATTACGTCGTAGTCCTCTTTGGTGACTGCCTTTTTCAGTCGCTCAACCAGTTGTTGTGTTTCGTATGCTAATTTGTGAATCATAAATAACTCCGTTGAAATAAAATCCCTTGCGTTGTCTTGCCCTGCCCTGCCCCGCCCCGCCAAGCCCGGCCATGCCCCGACTCGACGCGATTGTTTTATGGATGATGAAATCCTTGCGTTGTGTTGCCATGCCACGCCGAGCCGCGCCGAGCCGAGCCGTGCCTATCCCAGCCCAGCCGTGCCGCGTTACTTCCAATCAATCTTCTTAACCTCGAAACGCCCGTAAAAACCATTGTTACGCGGGCGAAAGCGACCGATGCCGATGAATTGTCCAGCGTCAATTAAATGTTCTCGAAACACATCCTCATTGATGGTTTCATCCAGAATCAGAAACTCGACCTTTCCGTGCCACTTCGGAATCACAGGGAAGGTTTTCCAGACCCGCTTACCGCTGCCACGCTTGCCATCGGCGGGGACAAAGAGCCGTTCGCCGGAAACCTTATCGAGCTTCATGCCAAGGTTTAGAACTTCCTTGCAGAGGATGCCGGCCTCAAAGTGTTTTGTGTAGGTCGATTTGCCCTTGCCGGGAATCTGAATCGATTTGTATTTGGCAGCCTCCGCGATGCAGTTCTTAAAACTCATCGGGGGAATGAATACGCCGCCATCTGCGTCAACGTGGCAACGCTCGCGCCATGTGCGTTGCTCAAATTCGTCGTGCGTTTCGTCGCGGCTCTTTGACGACTGAATCGGCCGCGACTGTGAATAGGGTGAAACCGACGCTAGTTCTGCAATTGCAATCCGCATTTGGTAGCCCTCGTGAAAGAAATGAAAACCTCGACTTGCCGAGCCGAGCCGAGCCCGGCAATGACAGGCCGAACCCAGCCCTACCGCGCACTTTCGGTGCTGGCGAAACCGGGGCTACCAACCGACAGAATGCACAACACCGAAAGCGTTAGTGATTTGAGACGGTTGGTAGCCGATGGTCGTATTTTACTTTTCAATGCGAGGGCTAGCAAGTCTTTTCACAAGGAATTGCGGTAGAAATTAAATAACCTCAACCATCCGACAACGCACAGCGACGGCCTCCGCCTCGTTTGCTTCGGCCCATTGCGACCGAGCCTCGATAGCATCGTCGCCGCCCTCTTGACGTAGTGCGGTTGTTGCTGAGGCGTAGGCTGGAAAAACGACCGGCCCGCAATCATACAGGTCGCAATCAACGATATGGCGAACGTCAAACCCCTTCGCCTTCTCGAATCGCTGGCCATCTTTGCCGTTAATTCTGAAGCTAAAACTGCTTCCGGTTAAATCGCCACGAGCAACTGAGGCGGCAACATCGCGCCCTGTCTGGGTATCAGGCAGGTCGATTTCGTACTTCAACCCCCGATTATCGACCGAAAGGCGCATCGTTCCCGCTGCTGTTCTGGCTAGTAAGTGATTCGGATCGTGGTTATAGAGTCCCCTAATATCCTGATTCTCTCGCAAAGCGCGGTTAAAAGCGCTTGGCGAGATTCGCTCCCTCAAGTCACTGGCCAGTGCGTACTCGCTGCCGGGGTCATCTTCGCGAAAGAATATAGCCCCATATCCAGCCAGCATCTTTCCACCATCCGCTCGATTCTCAACCCGGATTTCTCCGGTAGGTGTCATGCGTCTTTCCATCTAAACAGCCTCCTCAAATTGTTGGCAAAGTGAATCAACAGCCTTGGGCAACTGGTCTTCCGGGTAGTGTTCAGAAGCCGCCCGCAGTTTCATTTCAAGCTCCTCAAACCCAAACGGCTTGTCGCCGTGCAAGTACTTCCAATCGTCGCGGTGCTTCACCAGCCCGCCCTTAAGCCACACACTGAGGGCGTTCGGGTTCTTCGCCTTCTCGCGGGCGCTGGCAGTGAGTCCGAACAAGCACCGCATATAAGCCGCGTCCCGTTTCTTCGGTGGTGGCTCGGCTGGCGTTTCTTCCGGCTTGCTGTCCTCTGGCGGGTCTTCCGTGTCATCCTCTTGCGGCTGC